CATGTTTTCTTTCTGTTTCTCTTTAACCTATTGATTTCATTGACAATAGGTTTCATTAATTTATCCATCGCTAAGTTACCTGCAATGATATCGTTGTTATATGTCCGTCCCTCGAATGCTTTCTTACCGACATCGTAAATGGAAAGGCTCGGCATGTCCCAGTGATCTCCGAGATGGACAATAACTTCTGGTTTCTTTTCTGCTGCGTATTTCCCGACCCACTCTAAATGCTCAGTAGGATAGCCAGGTTTGCATTGCGTATCAGGAATGACTAAGTGTCTCATGCTTCTCCTTTAGCAGTCGTATGAAGTATTCTGCATCGATAACAGCCAGTGGTTTAGAGTGGTTCTGTTTAACAATAACAACAGGCTCTCTATCTTCTGGGCAGTTGTCGGCAGCTTGGGAATAAAAAGCATACACAGCGAGAGAACTTCTTGACTTACACTCTACTGATATGCCTAATGTATCTCCTGCTTCCTGAGAAAACAGTATGTCTTCCCCACCCGCTCCCATACTGGTTGATCTTACATCGGACCTGGAAAAGTCGAACCTGTCCAAAATTCTGTCTCTAAACCATTGCTGGAGTTTTCTTCCTTTGGCTTTTGCGCTTTGGGTTTTGATTGTTTTCTCCTTATGTCTAAGAACTTGTTCAATCTAACCCGCTTCACTTTAGTAATCATGCCTTTAGGTATTTGCATTCTTGAGTTAGACTGATCGTAGGATATAGCAGCAGCAATACATATAGCGTCATCGTCTTCCGCTACTACGAAACCTATACTCAATACCGGATGTGCTTCAGCTTTCTCAATGGTTTCCCATCCAGATTCTGACACAGCATCCAGCCATTCAATATACGCTATCTCTGGGAAATCTTCGGTATCCAAATCTCTCCAGCTTTTCTTCGTATCCATAGTAATTGTGCTCTTTCAGTTAGTAACTCAAGGTTATCCTCATACGCTTCTAAAACCGCAGCGAATAATTGTCTCTCGTTTTTACAGTCCTTCAGTATCTTCCCAGCTTTAACGGGACCTATGCCCTGCAGTCCAGGAATGTTGTCCACTCGATCACCGGTTAGTATCTGAAGATAAAAATGTTTGATGGCTTCCTTCTCAGTAATGTAATAAAGATTGTCCTTGACAAAGTTGTAGTGCCATCCCCGCAACATATCAAGGTCTTTATCTAACGACATGATGCAAAAGGCTCCTGCCTTCATAGTGTAGGCAGCAATACCAATTGCATCATCCGCTTCTTCCCCTTCGCTTAACTCGAATCCCCATCGTTCAATGAGGTACTGACGCAGGGCTTCGTAATGGTTAGGCTTTCTAGCGCCACTACGATTCCCCTTGTACTCTTTCTCGTTAGCTATCTTGTACCGGAAGTTGGTCCTGCCGGTGACGTAACCAGAGAAGTCATCTACGTAATCGAAGCGTAAAAGATTAGTAACATAGTTACCCATCCGACTAATAGCAAACTTCTCATCATCATCGTCACTAGCAAAACCAATTCGGTACACTAGGATATCACCGTCTATCAGTGCAGTTGCATTATTGAGAGACGGTCTACCCATTATACTGCTTCTAGTGCTTCCAGATCAGCAGACGCTGCACCTGCTCCAGTAAACTCGATTAGGTTTGTGACAACAACCTCACCCCTAATCCCTGCTGACACGCCCTTCTTACCTTTGTAGTTGTAGGTATAAGGATCAATGATGGCAATACAATCAGATCCATTACCGATCTTACCTGTAATCTCATTACCTTCGGAGTCAACCATCTTGATAGGATAGTTACTCTTACAGGTGACATGAAAATCCTGAGTCTCTTTGTGCTTGACATCGAGCATAGCTTCTTCCTGCAACTTCTCGACTGCTTTAGCTGACAGTTTCCCAATGTCTACACCATACCGTCCATCATCATAAGACTCGTTGTGACGTGACCAAAATATTTGACCTTTTACTTTTACTGGTTTCATTTAAATTCCTTTAGTTAATGTGTCGCTGCCCAATTTAGTCCTACTTTGAATTCCCCGTCTAAAGGGCAACGTAAGTTTAGACGGATCCCTGCTTGACGGATGGATTGTACTGCAAAGTGTCCAACCGTGTCTGCATCTTGTTCGGTAGTTTCAATCTGCCATTCATCATGCACATTGGCAACAAACCGAGCATCCATATTACCATTAATTAATTTTCTGTTCAAGATAATTAACGCTTGTTTCATAACTATTGCACCTGCACCCTGCAGTAATGTATTCAGAGCAGCGTGTTGTGACCGAACAATCAATCTACGACCATCCAGTCCAGGCAACCATTCCTTCTCAGCTAACCGGCTAACCTTGTCCTTGAGTTTCTGCAAGGCTGGCGTGTTCTTTAAGAAGCTATCGATCAATCGTCTGCCTTCTCGCTCACCACCACCTACAATCTGACCGATCTTAGCAGGACCTGCACCATACAGAAACGCATAGATAAATGTCTTGGCTTGATCTCTGTCAGTCAGTCCGGCAGCTTGCATGTTAGCTGTATGGATATCACCTTCGAGTATCTCTTTCGTGTAGTTCCTATCGTCCATATAGTGTGCAAGCATCCTGAGTTCTAGTCCACTAGCATCAGCACCGAGTAGTACATTACCGTCCTCTACTGTCCATACTGATCTACACTCCTCACCATACTCGCTACCGACACGCGGGACTTGAGCTAGGTTAGGTTTACTGTGCGTCATTCTTCCCGTGATCGCTCCGTTGGTTCTGACCTTACAGTGTACCCGTCCCCTTTCAGATACATTTTCAACCCACGACTTAACTTGAGCCACCCTTTTCTGAAGTAGTAGATATCGTAGAATAGGTTTAGCTTGAGGGATTTTAACAGTTTGTAATACTTTCTCATCGACAATGACTGATCCTTTCTCTGTATGTTTTCTAGGTTTCCATCCCAGACTCATTAATCTTTCCGCTATTTGCTTGCGGGAACCTGGATTAAATACTTCTACTTTATCCTTCAATCGCTTACCTGTCTTGTCGCTGTATCGCTCAGTCGTAATCGGTTGAAAGACCTGCTGCAGTTCTTCTTCAATATCCATAAGGCTTTGCTGCCAGTTAGCAAGCATCAACATACACTTCGGTACATCTAGTTTGAATCCGTTTTCTTCCTGCTTTTTAACGACCATAGCGACCTCATGCTCAAGATCAACTGACTGACCCCAGTCCAGTAAACTAGAATCAAGATGCGTAAATAGTGCATGAGTAATCTCAACGTCTTGTATGCAGTAGTCAACCATGTCTTCAGACAATCCACCATCGAAGTCACTGAAGTCCCCTTTTTTTAGCCCTAGCCTCACGCCCCATGAATCGAGAGAGTGTCCTTTTTCTAGGACGGGGTTTAGTAACCTTGACATTATCAACGTATCTTTTAACGGGTTCGAGTCCGTATTCAAATTCCATAGCTTCTTCAATACAGGTAAGTCGAAGCTGATTATGTTGTGACCAATCAATAGGTCTTGCGAGTCGATGTACTGGCGTAAGCCGTTTGCTGCTTTCCATACCTTAACCTCCCCTGAGTCTATATCCTTAGTGACCGCGCACCATATCTCGGTGGCATCTAAACCGTCAGTCTCAATGTCAATCGCTAGTCTTTTCATAGAGCGTCCTCGTCATGTTTTTCAGTCATCCTACCAGTTTGTTTATTGTACAACAACCGACAGGCGGGACCCGTAAGACCACTGAATCTATTCTTCAGGACACGAACGCGGGTAGTGTGTCTTTCTTCTTCGTCATTATGCTGACCGTTACGCTCAAGACCTATGACAATATCCGCTACGTTACCCTGAGCCGATGACCCTTTAAGATGCGCTAGACTAGTTACCGCCCCTTCCTCGTGACCTTTACCGTCAGGTCTCTTCAGGTGCGAAACACCGAACAAACATATCCCAGTTTCTTTTACCAAGATACGCAACTCCCGCATGATTTCTTCCAGTGCCTCTCGCTCTGACCCTCTCTCTGCACCTGCAACTATGATAGATATGTGATCCAGGAAAATGTACTTACAGTCAAGAGCTTTAGCCATATACCTAACTCGCTGAACTATCTTGTCCTTGTCTAGCTCACCGTTGCTATCAAGTAGAAACAATCGACCAGTGCCTAACGTAGCCTCGAAAGACTCCCGCAGTTCTTCGTCCGATACTTTGGTGGTGGGTAGGTGTAGTAGTTTGTTGGCGTGTAGTGACATCATTGATCGAGCAGTGGTACGCACCGTCTCCTCCAAGAACAATAGTCCTATGTTGTCTTTACTGTTGTTCAGGATGTGATAAACGAACTCCCGCATGAACTGAGACTTACCGAGACCTGATCCGGCAGCTACGATCACCATCTCATTTGGTCTAATCCCGTAGGTCAAATCATTCAGTCCCTTGTACGGATAGTTGATCAGGCTGTCTTCCATTGGCTTCCTCACTATATCCCATAAAGTGCTACCATCCACAATACCGTCAGGAACATACCTCTGACATTGCCACCAGCGCTCCAGGAATCGTTCGCCTCTGTTGTTCTGTAGGTAATCGCTGGCATCTTTATGATCTGGGTCAGACTTAAATATCTTAGCCTTCGATCCAAACAATTCTGCTACCTGTTTAGCTGCTTCCTGTCCTTGCGG